TGGACAGCGACGCATGGCAGTTGTAACATTCGTGCCAACGGCAGAAGTGTCGAACAAGCCCCGAGGCGGATAACCGTCCGGGGCTTTCGCGTACCCGCCGGACACAGCGAGCTCCGAGAGGATGAAGCGTCATGGCGTGGTCATCGAGCGATCGCGCGTCGCGGCTCCCGCCTGACTGGGACGAGCGCCGCGCCTTCGTGCGCGCCCGTGCAGGCGGCAGGTGTGAAGCGCTCCTGCATGACGGGACGCGCTGCCCCGCGGCTGGCACAGACTGTGACCACGTCGAGCCTGGTGACGATCATCGAGCGACGAACTTGCAGTGGTTGTGTTCGTGGCATCACAAGCGCAAGACTCAGCGGGAAGCCGCGGCCGCGTTAGCAGCAGAGCGTGCGCGAAACGCTCCGCGCAAGCGCAAGCATCCCGGCCTCATCGACTAGACCCCCACCGGGGACCCCCTCCCCCACCATCGCAAACCGTCAAGAGCTGTCGTTTTTTGTTTGTACGGGTCTGGGGAAAATACTAACGGTCATAACCGTTGAACTTGCAACGCAAACACCGGGTCGTGGGGTGAGGGTGCGGGGGATTTTAGAGGGGCGCTAGGGTGCCGTCCTGGTACACGTTCTCCGTGACGGTGATGTATCGCCCCTGCGAATAGAATTCGATCTGCTGACCGCGCCACATGCGCTTGAAGCCGCGCTGCGGGACGGCCGTCCCCCAGATATGCAGCCCGCGCCCAGACGGTGAGACCTCAACGTAGGAACCCTCGTAGTACGCGAGAAGCGCGCGAGCGGCCTCGTTGGGGATGCCATGCTCATCGAGGCACCCGTCAAGGTCGATACAGCCGATGCCATCCCCGAGGACGAACCCCAGGGGAGCACCAGTCGCGCTCGCGGCCGCGTGAGTGCTCCACGTGCTCGGGTCAGTAACTGAAGCCCAGCGCCCCGTGCGTGAGCACAGCGGGCGCTTGTCGATGTGGTTGACCCATCGGGGGCGGTTAATGAGCTCGGCGGGCAGCGCCCGCGGGGTGTGCGTCTGCGCGGCGCGGTGGTGAGCGACTCGGCATCGAGTGCTGCAAAAGCGCGCGTCGGCGCGCGCCCATTGTTTGAGCGTTCGGCCGCAGTGATCGCACGTTCTCATGAGTCCTATTGTAACGGTTAATGCCTTGATATTCTGCGGATTGGAGGGGTAGTTATGGCTGGACGTGGCCCCGCGCCGAAGCCGAAGGGCTCGCGAGCTCGCCGGAACAAAGACCCCCAAATCCTGCGTATCATCACAGCGCAGCCAGTCGAACAGCCGTCACTGCCGGTCATCGAGCAAGTCGTGCTCGACGAGAACGGGAAGCCGCGGAAGAAGCGCTTTACGTGGCCAACGGTCACGCGGCGCTGGTGGAAGATGTGGGGGGAATCCCCGTTGAGCGCCGAGTACACCGAGACTGACTGGTCTTTCTTGCTCGATACCGCGTACCTGCACGCCCTGTACTGGAAGGGCGATTTCCGCATGGCCGCTGAACTCAGGTTGCGTGTCGCGAAGTTCGGCGCGACACCCGAGGACCGTGCCAGGCTGCGGATTCAGTTCGCGGTGGCCGATAACCTCGAAGACGACGCCGAGACCGCCGTTGATGATGCGGCGCCCGTTTCTGCGCGAGCGCGCAGGCGGCAGAAAAAACTGAGGGCGGTGTAACGTGCCCTGGATGCCGATCGACGAGGACGATGAGTTCCCGACGCTCGGATACGACATCGCGGACTGGATGATGGAGTTCCTCCTCATGCCTGACCGGGACGAGGACAGCGAGGAACACATCCCGTTCGTGCCCACGCAGGAACAGATTGAATTCCTCGCGAGGTTGTACGAGCTGGACCCGGACACGGGCCGCCGCGTCAAGCAGCGCGCGGTGCTGTCGCGTCCGCGTGGGTGGGGCAAGAGTCCGTTTCTCGCGGCGATCTGCTGCGCCGAAGCAATGGGACCCGTTCTGTGTGACGGGTGGGACGCGGACGGGCAGCCGGTCGGCGTGCCGTGGTCAAAGCGCCGCACCCCAATCGTCCAGGTCACGGCGACCACAGACGATCAGACTGCGAACACGTGGGATCCGCTCCTGGAGATGCTTCGCGGCTCTCCGGCTGAGTCGGAGTATGGCCTCGACCCGATGGATTCCTTTGTGGCGCTGCGTCGCGGCCGCATTGAAAAGCGCACGTCGTCGGCGACGTCCGTCAAGGGGGCCAAGGCGGTCATGGCGGTCATGGACCAGACGGAGACGTGGTTGCCGTCGAACGGCGGGCCGAAGCTGGCGAAGACGCTGCGTGCGAACGCTGACAAGCTCGGGGGCCTCACGATCGAGACCCCCAACGCCTACACGATCGGCGAACGATCGGTAGCGGAAACAACGGCTCGATTCTACGAGCTGATCAAAGAGGGGAAAGTCAAGCCCGAAGCGGCGCGGGGCCTGTATTACGATCACCGTGAGGCCCCGCTGGACACCGACATCTCGGACCGCGAATCCCTCATCAACGGCCTGCGAATCGCCTACGGAGACTCGGCAGCAGACCCGCGCGGCTGCGCCATCCACGAGCCCGAGTGCGAGCCCGGCTGGGTTGACATCGAGCGAATCGCGGACTCGTTCTGGCACCCGGACAACGATCCGGCGGACATGTGCGCCAATTTCCTCAACCAGATCAACTCCGCGTCGGACGCCTGGCTGACAATGCCGGAGCTAAGGGCCATCGAGGACCACGGTAAGACGATCTCGTCAACCGAGCCGATCACACTCGGATTCGACGGCTCCGAAGGTAGGAGGATCGGTATCGCGGATGCCACGGTCTTGATCGGCTACTCGGTGACGCAGCGGCACCTGTTCAAGGTCGGGATCTGGACTCAGCCGGACGGCCCTGCAGGTGAGGGCTGGCAGCCCCCGCGGCTGGAGATCGAGCAGACCGTGCGCGACGCTTTCGAGCGCTTCAACGTCGTCGGTTTCTACGCTGACCCATCCGCAGGGTGGGCGCAGGACGTGAAGGCCTGGGAGGCGCGCTACTCGCGTCGCCTGCGCGCCAAGATCAGCGCGTCCGAGCCGATCCGCTATCCACAGCGCAATGTCTCTCAGACGTGTGAGAACTTCGCGCAGCTGCTCTCCGCGATCCACCAGAACCTCATCACCTACGACGGAGACCCGACGATGACCGCGCATCTGCTCAACGCCCGCAAGTCCCCGCGACAGGCAGGCTACGTCCTGGTCAAACCGGCGGATGACCAGGACTACTCCAAGATCGACGCGGCCTGGGGCGCGATGTTCGCGTATAAGGCTGGCCTCGACGCGGTTGGTAAGGGTGCGGCCAGGCCGACGGCGCGCCGCGCGCCCAGACGACTCTACTAACACGCACTGGGGAAGGAGGCCCCACCTCATGACCAAGACCCCCGAGGAGTGGCTCGCCTACCTCACTGCAAAGATGGACAAGGAGCGTCCGCGAACGGATCTCCTGCGTTCATACACCAACGGGTCATCTCCCCTGCCGGAGATGGGCCCGAATCTCGCGAAGGCCTGGTTGAAGTTCCAGCGCCGTGCGCGCACTAACCCGGGCAAGCTTGTCGTGTCCGCGCTCGCGGACCGTCTCATCCCTAACGGGGTGACGGTCGGAGCCAGCGAGGACAGCCCCGCCGCGCAGGCGGCCGCGCGCATCTGGCGCGACAACCGCCTCAAAGTGGTCTTCTCGGACGCGATCTGGGACGCGGCAACACTCGGGCGCGGCTACCTCCTGGTCACCCAGGACGAAGACGGCCGCGCATGCGTGACGTATGAGCGCCCGGAGCACATGTATGTGGAGCCGGACCCGGTGCGGCCGTGGCGTGCGCTCGCGGCCGTGAAGGTCTGGCGAGACCAGGCGGCTGGCCTCGACCACCTCGTGATGTGGACGCCGGGCCTGCGCATGTCCTATACGCGATCGGCATACGACAAGTCGCGACAGCTGATCTCTCGTGTGGCCGGGGACTGGCGACTCGACCTCGGCGGCGTCCAGCCCTTCGAGGGCGTGCCGCCGGTTGTGGTTCTCGAAAACAGGTTCGGGATGGGCGAATTCGAACATGTCCTGGACCTGATCGACCGCATCAACTGGCAAACTCTGCAGAGGCTGGTCATTATCAGCATGCAGGCGTTCCGCCAGCGGGCGCTCAAGTCTACTGAGGGGTCGGCTGGCCTGCCTGCTGAGGACGAGTCGGGGAATGCTATCGACTACCAGGCGATCTTTGAGCCCTCGCCTGCGGCCCTGTGGGAGCTGCCCCCGGGGGTGGAAATCTGGGAGTCCTCCCAGACACAGATAACGGAAATATTGAACGCGACCAAGGATGATTGGCGGGAATTGGCGGCCGAGACGGCAACGCCGATCTCGATCATGCTCCCGGACTCCGCCAACCAGTCCGCCGCGGGAGCTGAGCAGCCCCAGAAGGCTCTCCTATCCAAGGCGGGTGACAGGATCGAGCGCTTCAAGCCCGCGCTCGCCTACCTCATCGTCAAGGCGCTCGCGGTCGAGGGATACACGCTGGACGAGGCAGAGACCGTCGAGGTGCTGTTCGTGCCGCCTCACGCGGTGTCTCTCACGGAGAAGTACGCGGCGGCCGTCCAGGCGCGCAATGCTGGCGAGGCCTTGGAGACAATCCAGCGGAATATCCTCGGGTACTCGCCGGAGCAGATTGCTCAGGATAAACAGCGCCGTGCTGAGGAGCAGATAGCTCTCGCTTTCGCTTTGCAGGACCAACCAAAACCAGCGGCCGCGCAGGAGATCGCAGGGATCTAAACAGGTGACGGGGAGGGGGTAGTAGCGTGGCTGACCTGGACTCGCTCAACCGCCTCACTGAGGCCTACGACGGCCAGGTCCATGCAATCCGCCAGCAGATCACCGCCTTCGGGCAGGCCTACTGGGACTCGATGCCACATTACAGGGCAAGCGCAGTCGAGGACATGATCGAAGCGATCACCCCCAGAGTGACCGCAGGCCAGCTCCGTATAGCCGACTTGACGCGCGCGTACCTCGCACAGTGTGCCGGCGAACTCGGCTGGAACGTGGTCCTCCCACCCATCGACCAGGACGAGATACGCGGCGCTCGCGGCGTAGACCCCCGCGTCGTCTACCGGCGTCCAGCCGTCGACGTGTACACCGCGCTCGCGGCTGGGCAGCCCCCGCCCCCGGCTCGGGGGCGGGGGGGGGGGGCGG